TACTGAAGCGGCATCTCGGCAATACGGTCTTCAATCCGAATGATTGAACGTGACAGGCTGTTTAGCACCCACCCACCAAATGCTCCTGCAATACCGACAAGAATGTTGATTAGCATTTGTCCGTCCACACTTACACTCCATAGTAAGGAATACGCTTGATAGCCCCGCCAACCTCTATTTCAACATAACCTTCAGGAACCAGCGGAAGGCTTGCAGTCGCAAATACGGCAGTAGCATTTGTGTTTCCGGTCAGGTCGAGATCAGAAGTCGCAATTGAACCACCAGTAATCGACACGTTGTTGGCATTCTGCGTCGCCATAGTACCCAAGCCACTAACGTTGGCTGACGATATTGCAATGGCTACGTTGGAAGCGCCAGTGATCCGGCCCTGCGCGTCTACGGTCACTTGCGCAACATTGGTTGCATCACCATAGGTAGCGGGGGAAACAGCCGTGTCAGCCAGGGCAATGTTGACGTTGGCAGCCAGGTTTCCGCCACCCGTCAATCCGGTGCCAGCAATGATTTCAACCGTGTTGGCTACGCCACCCGTTACGTTTGCAATGGGCACGCTTGTAAGGTCAATGGCTACGTTGCCGGTAAGTTGCCCACCACCGGTTAGCAAGCCAGTGGCGTTAACAAATGTTGTGTTGGCAACAGCGCCAACGTTGGCAGCATTAAGAACAACAGTACCGACTTGTCCGTTGACGCTGCTTACGGCATCGGTGTTGTCCACCTTTTGCCAGATTGTGCCGTTGAATATGGCCCAATCGCCAATAGCCCAGTCTGTAATGCCATCAAGGTTTGTGCTACCAGCCGTGTTTACAACGTAGTAGTCGCCCTTGTTGCCTGTGCCAGAAGTCAGCGTTGGAGTGTTCGTTGCGGCGTTCCAAGTTCCCTTGTAATTGACCGCACCGACTGCCGCCCCACCTGCAAAACCACCAAGAGCCTTTAACATGACGTTCTCCTACAGCCCGTCGCCAGGCACAATGTAAAGATCAGCCGTGCCAGAAGAAGTGATCGCCGTAAAGTACGCGTTGGGCACAAACGACAATATCTCATCGGTCTGCGGCAAAAGTGTTAAAACGTTCGTGCTGTTAGCGCCGTCTCCCGTTGGAATCACACAGTTGCTTGCAGCATCGGCAGAAGTCTGGGCGTAGGCAAGAAAGCATGGCGTGTCGGCAGAAAGGTTAATCACACGGTATTGATTGCCACCAAGGGTGGTGGACGGCACCTGGACCGGCGTTGGAGCCGTAGAAGCAGCCACCAATTTGACGGTCTTGCCAAGCGTCGTAAAAGCGTTAATTCCCATTTGCAGCCTCCACCCACTGTTGATTGTCTTCGTCCCAAAAGTACATGCCGCCATCACCGGGCATAGCCACTGGCGCTTCCCACCGAGCCGTGGTTTCGTTTAGCGTCCAAGAAGCATAAGGTTGCGGGGGCACGAAAGCGTCAATGTCTTCACGGTAAGTAAAGCCAATGCCAGCGTAGTTCTTGCGCTTGTTGCCGTTATAACTGGTCTGCTTCCAGGTTCCACCGAACAGGCGCTCACAGAAGGCTGCGCCAATGTGTTCTTTTTCCACTCCAAATGCGTCTGCCGTATCGGAGTTAGCCACCACAATGACTTGCGTGACTACATTATTTTCATCCAGTTTTGCAAAATGAGCCATGCTTATCCTCCGATTGCTTCTTCAATTTGACGCTGCTGACCAGCGATTTCTTCAATCTGCTCGGGCAGCCAAATGGTGTTGATTGATTCCTCAAACGCCTTAATCTTTTCCATCGTTTCTTCGACTTCTTGAACGGTAGGTTTTGGGCGGGGGTCTTCCCATCGCGTAAACCCTAACCCACCAGTCCATTCCCACTTAGCGCCTGGGCGCAAAAGTTGCATTGCCATGTCAATGCCATAAAACCGATAAATCTTGTTGTCCATAATCAGCCCTTATGTCCACTTAATAATTACGATTCCAGAGCCGCCAGCACCCCAAGTTGAAATAAAACTACCGCCACCACCACCGCCTGTATTAGCAGTTCCGTTTCCACCTGGCCCATCAGCGCCATTCCCACCACCGCCAACTCCGCCCGTTCCAGGCGTGTAAGTGGCTCCAGCAGCACCCCCACCACCGCCAGCGTAAGGAGTGGAAGTTCCAGAGATAGATGATGCAGTTCCAGCGCCGCCGTTTCCAGAAACGCGTGGTGCAGGATCAAGAGACGCATTGCCGCCAGCAGCACTAGCACCACCACCACCACCACTTGGAGACGAAGACGGATATTGGGCACCGTTCCCGCCATTATTTCCCTGGGATGGGCTTACAACGGGCGTGTTTCCGGTGCCACCAGTTCCGGCATAGGTACTAGACCTTGCGCCGCCACCGCCACCAGAGCCACCATTCCTTCCATTTCCAAGCGAAACGGTGGCGGAATAACCTCCTGCACCACCTCCACCAGCAGAAGTAATAGTGCTGAATGTAGATGAAGTGCCATCGTTTCCTTGCCCATCACCACTTCCCGATGATCCACCTGCTCCAACTGTAACGGTATAAGTCGTTCCAGCCGTTACAGACAAGCCAGTTCCAGTGCGGAATCCACCGGCGCCACCACCACCCGTAGAACCGCTGCCACCGCCACCTACTACAAGGTAGTCAACAGCAGTAACGCCAGTAGGTGCGGTCCATGATCCTGATGCTCTAAAAATGGATACGTTACCGGTTCCAGTTAAGGTGTATTTAATTAACACAATTCCAGAGCCGCCAGATTTTCCTCCCGCTTCAAATGCACCACCTCCGCCACCACCTGTGTTAGCAGTTCCAGGTGTTGCATCACCGGAGTTTTGGCTTTCACCTTTTCCGCCGCCACCAGCACCACCAGCACCACCTATGGCACCACCGGATGACCCGCTGCCACCACCACCACCACCTGCATAGAAAGTAGAAACTCCGCTAATAGAAGATGCCGTTCCGCTTCCGCCAGCGCCACCATTAACAGAATCACCGGATGCTCCTGCTGCACTAGCGCCACCTCCGCCAGCACCGCGACCACCGGAATTTCCGCCATTGTTTCCTTGAGACGGACTAACAACCGGCGTATTTCCTGTGCCACCTGTATTATTGGCATTCCCGCCGCCACCGCCTGACCCGCCGCTACCAGCGGCAGTAGCGCCAACACTTCCATGACCGCCTCCGGCAGAAGTTATCGTTGTAAATGGAGAAGGCCCAGAAATTGATGAGTTTCCGCCATTGCTTGCTGTATTTGCTGGACCACCGTTACCAACCGTAATCGTATAGGTGCTTCCAGCAGTAACCGCTAATCCAGTACCGGTTCTAAATCCACCTGCGCCACCGCCGCCGTCTGTCGAACCGGCATTTCCACCACCCCCACCCCCACCACCAACAATAAGATACTCAATTTCACTTACACCGGTTGGGCAGGTCCATGAACCAGAGGCAGTAAAAGTCTCTACAACAGTTAAAATTCCGCCACCAGCGACCAAATTACCAAAGCCATACGCTCTAGCACAGGCTACGGCAAGTGAAGAGAGAATAGGCATGGCTAATCCTTACTCGAAAGCAGTGACCGATCCGAAGACCGTGTAGGTATTGGCTGCCGTCTTAATCGCGTTAATGACGTACAGTTCAGTAGAGTTCGCCGTACCACCGGTAGGCGCACCACCCTGCCACTTGGGAGTGACGTTCGTGCCATCAATTTGCACCAGGCTGACATAGTAGGCCGTCGCATTGCTTGTCATTCCAAACGCTACAGTCACAGAAGAATTAGTTTCCATGACGCTATCAAGAGTTGCAGAGCCATTGCCGCGAAGGTTAAGCGTTACGTTCGCAGTAGCATTACCTTGATATAGCAGCACTTGCTGCGTGTTCACGTCATAGTTGATCGTGTTGGCTGCGCCATTCGCATCAATCGTGACCAATTCACGGTTGCGATTGGTAAGCAAAACGTCTGCAACGTTAGAGTCTGAGAACGAAACATTGGAAATTGAGCCGCCAGTGACGTTTGCGTTCGACGATGACAAGACTACGTTTGCAACCGAGCCACCTGTAATACTGACGTTGGAGAGCGATTCTGTGCCGTTTCCTATGCCATTGATTGCGTCAGCAACAGTGGTAAAGTTGTTGTCGAGTTGCGACAAAGGTATCGCCGCATTTGCGTTTGCAAATGTATTAGGTATGGAAATAGGAAGTGCCATAGTTAGAACCTCGCTCTCAGTTCATGTTCAAATTGGAACCCATTGATTGTAAATGGGGTCGCCGTGCTTGTGATAGTCATGCCAAGGTACTTTCCGTACATTTTGGCGTCCGATTTGTAAAGAAAGTAGCCAGCGCCAGCACTCTGCGCAGCAGTCCACCCAATGACCTGCAAAGAAGAGTTGGTCCAGTCAATGGTCTGCAAAGAATTGTTGACCCAGAAAACACTGTTTACGAAGTCAATGGCAGGCGATTGTTGCGACTCTGAATCCACGTAAGCCGTCAAAAGGATGGGCACGTTTCCAAGCGTAGCCTCAATACCAATCTTTAACGCCTGTTTGTCTCGAATTGGATCGCCCATGGGCAACAGTGCGGTTTGAACATCAACCTCTACCGACTCGGTTGCATCCTCATAGAATTGGTACAGATCATTACCTGTAGTTGCGTACAAGTTAAGTAACCCATCTTTTACCGATGGTACGACAAAGTATGCGTTATCAAGTTGATTAGTGAAGAACCACTTACGTTCAAAAAAAGCGGCTTGTAACCAGCGCATAGTGCCGTTGTCGTTGTACTTAAAGTTGTAGACGGCGCACAGAATGTTGTTGATAAGGCACTGTCCACCAGACACAAACTCATCAAAGTCGATCAGCGGGAAGATTCCGTCCAGCGGATCGCTAATTTTGGTCGTGGTAGCGCCCACCAGGGCGTAGACCCCGTACTCGTTCATGAACAAAATGGACCGGAAGTACGGAAAAATGGCGTGCTTCAGGTTAGAACCCACCGACGCCGAGACGTTGGTGTTGGTAAAAAGCGTCACGCCGGTCACTGAGTCCACCCGCACGTCGGAAAACACGTTGATGGAGTCTTCACCAAAGACGTACAAGAAGTTGTTGGCTGACAGAATGCGCGTGATGTTCGTGCGCAGGGTCGAATCTGAGATGGTTAGAAAGCCTGCCGTGACGCCAATGAAGTCATTGTAAGTATCTGCTGCCGAGTAAAACACAGTACGGTCTGAAGCAATCCAGGTGCGCCCGGAGAACGTGGCTACGTCGGTGCCAGATTGGTTCAGAATTGTGCAGGTAGCAGTTGCATTGGTGCCATCGCCTGTAATCGTGACGGTAGGGGCGCTGGTATAGCCGGTGCCAGCCTCAGTCACAAGAATCTCGGAGACAGCGTTTGCAACGATGACCACCTCGCCCGTGGCCTGCACGCCATTGGCTTGGTTGGGAGCGCCAAACGACACGGTGGTATTGGCAGCCGTGTAACCAGAGCCACCATTGGTAATGGTGACGCTGTTTACGGAACCAATGTCGTGTAGATCAGTACCATCCCAGGTCTTGTAACCCCTGGCGGGGTCAATAATCAGTGCGCGTTCGTTCTTCCACTGGGTAATCATTACGCCAGAGTTGGAAAACGTATTGGCAGCGGCAATGTTGCCCTTGGTGCCAGCGGTCAGATTGACGTATTGCGCCGAGCCATCGTCTTGGAAGCCCAAGACATACTCGTTGTTGTTGATGTTCACAGAGGACATGTACGTGACATTGGCAGTCCATGCCGTGGCATTGACCAATTCCTTGCCCTCAATGATCCGCAGGTTGCCGAAACCGATAGGCATGGCGTTTTCCAGCCAGCCAAACTCACCGTTCTCAATCACGGTGCGGTTGTTCTTGGTGTTTACACCCTTGAAGTCCTTTACGACGGCATACTGTTTTTTTTGCTCAACGGCAGCCATGTTAGTACCCCGATACGTATGGTGTTGGCAGCCGTCGTGTAAAGGTTGTGTTTAGAGCCTGCATGACGTGCTTCTGATATTCCTGTTTGAATATCTCAGCCTCGCCGTACGACTGCTCCTGGTACTTGGCAATGTAAGCCGCATAAA